TTTGTTATCTCTACTTTGGTTTTAATTCATAAGTCATAACAGCTTACCCCTAATCACTCTGAAAAGTTTTCAGGTCACTTATTAAGTTAATGGTTAAACAACAAGCCTTATTTGTAATAGAGTTTCAGCCCTATTACAGATCTCTTACTTATACTTTTGATTGTCTACGTATTTCTAATAATAATTCAGCTGCTTTATGTCTAGTTTTAAATCCACTAATAGGACATAAGGGACAAGGGAATGCTGATACTGCTGTCCATGCTTTTCCTATATAAAATATTTGCCCAATGTAAATATGTCCAACATAAAAAATATAACCATTATGAACTGTCATTGGTTTATAATGAAAATCTAATACTTTTCCATTAACAATTTCAGAATACATAAACTATTTATACTTGTGAGCACAATAATGAGCAATCATTAGTGCATCGCTACGTCCATCAAGTAATCCACCCTTGGGTCCATAAATAGGACAGCCAGGGTATAGACTTTTACATTTCTCAGCAACTTCTTTCTTTAACTCTGCAGGTGTACGCTTTACACCTTTCTTTTTAGTAATGCCAATGTATTTTTGCCATGCTTTAGGTTGGACTTTATCAAACCCAAATGATTGTAATCTTAAAAGTACTTCAGCTTCTCTGACGTTACCACCAAAAGTAAAATTAGCTTTAGCACTGGCCATACGTACACTATGAACATCTTCTGTCATTGCCATAGTAATATGGTATTTAACTGATAAATCTTTTAACCATTTATCTAATTCTTCTACTGGAGTTTCGTTAGGTTTAAATGCAATTAATGGTGGTTTATTATCAGATAAACTAAGAAAGCAAAATGACCCAGTTTTACCTGGGTCACATGCTATTACATTAATGTTAGCCATTAGCTAAACAGACTTTTACCAGCAGGAGCACCATTACCAGCTGGAGCAGCACTTTCTTTGATAGTACGCTTATCACGAGTTACACCAGTGTTCTTTTTAGCCCACTTATCTTTAAATACTGCTTCAGTTTCACCAGCAATAATTTCAGCAGAGGTAAGACCGTCACGACTACGAAACATTTTATCAATTTCGTTTTCATCACGAGCTTCAGCAACAGGTACATAAGCACCACTTTCAGACTTAACTTGTTTGTTAACAGTTTGACGGATAACACCCAAAGTAATTTCAGCACCAATTAGATCAACCATTACTTGTTTAGCAACTGGTACTTCTTTTTTTAAAGTAGCGTCATAAACATTAACAGTTTTTTCTTCATGTACCATTTCAGAAATTTCTTTACCAACAGCTAGACGACATAAAGCATTTACTTGACTAAAGCCAGGAAGATATTGGTCATTCCCATCTTTGTCTTTATAAGTATGCTTCTGGCCTTTAGCTTTACCACTGGTAATGTAAATAGTCTGACGTAATACTTCTTGTTTTTTACCTTTAAAAATTAGATGTACACCTAATGCGCCACCAGAAGATTCATCTACATAAGCCATGTCAATTACAGAATCCAGTAAACCTGAATCTAAAAGATAAGTACCACCAAGTACATCACCCTGTTCTTGAATACTTTCACTAGTTTTTAAATTTTCTAACATTTTAATTTCCTTCTTTTAGTTATTACAAATAATATTCATGTAATCTATTTATTACATGTTGTAGATTGTTATCAATAAATGTTTCTTGAATATCCCACATACCTAAAGAACTACGCATTCTCTCATTAACAGTATCTTTTGTTAATCTGGTTTGATACACATATTTAAATCCGAGCATTTCTTCTTCATCATTAATAGTAAGAAGATCAGATTTATATGCATCTAATTTTTTTAGACTGACTTTTTTACAACTAATAACAGTACTGAAGAATGATTCAATACCTTGATTCATTAATGAACCTTTAACTTTAACTACAGTTTCATTAATCATCTCATCATCATTCATTACATCAGTTGTATGAGCCAGGAAGATTATATTTTTAGTAGATAATGCAACATACTGTGACATTAATCGTTTCATGAATTGAGCGTATTCACCCCAGGCTTTCATAGTATTAGTAGAAGGTAATACTACATTGGTTTCATACATATCCATCAGATAAGTTAAGCTATCAACTACAATAGTATGAATTTCTGGTTTATCTTCAGCAACAGTAAATGCTTCATATACTTGCATTGGATCAACAACTTTATATTCATTAAATTTACTTTTAAAAGGGAGCTTCTTATTGTTTTCACAATTTAAATACATCACACCTTCTGGTTTTTCTATACTCATTAAACTAGCACTTTTACCAGTAGCGGATTTACCACAGATAAGTACTAAATTATCATTACTTTTTTCTAATGCCATGATAGCTCCTTAATTATCAAACCAGAAGACAACTCTAAAATCAGAGTCATCCATTTTATCTAATTGATGTTTGTAATATTTATTTGTAAGAAAAGTATTTAACTGACTCATGAAATTACTTAATAAACCTTCCCCATTTTCCAGTAGATTCTGCATAGACATGAGTTTTAATTCTTCTAAAGTAAACCAGGAAGGAGTATGTGCATCACAATCCCATTGTTTATAATCAGCTAAACATTCTTTAGAAGCATCTTCAGGTATTCCTTTAGGGTCTGGATGAAGGGTTTCATAACGAACTCCTGCTAATGCTCCAAATAATCCATAATCTCTACCACTATAAAAATCTTCATGAGTATAAGGGTTTGCATCTGCTGGATCATCATGGTCTTCTAATTCTTCTTTATAATATTCATTAACTGAAAAATAATCAGTACAGAGCCATTTACCATCTTTATTCTTTTTTTCAGTATATACATGAATGTTGCAACCCATAAGTAACTCCTATTGACGATCTCGTTGATCTACTGCTTTAACAACAGTGATTAAGATTGTGTTATTAATTTCTTCATCAGATAAACTATTTTTTAGTTTATCATTGAAGGTTTTAACTAAATTACGAATTACTTCTAAAGGATAATTACTGTCTACTAATGTAAGAGCATATCTAATTAACTGATTAGAACGATTACCAGTAGTAGTATTTAAATAGAACCAACGTTCCAAATTATTTAGAGATCGTGTATCTAGAATTTTTTGAGTTTGTTCCTCTTCTTTCTTAGTTTGAGGAATAAATAACATAGCATCTAATAACTCACCATCTTGATAAGCAAATTTACCTTTATGTGCCATCCATTTACGTGATATGTCTTTAGTTTGTTCATCAGTATCAAATGGAAGCCAGTTAAATACATTCTCCATAAATTTAGAATAATTAGCTGGAGTTAGTTTTACTATATGGCTCAATGGTAAAATAATTCTGAATCTGTTTTTCTTATCAGTATGTCGTTTAGTTGTAGCAAACATACATTTATAATCTTTAAGTAATAATTGTGCTGAACTTAAACTAATACCACTATCAACATCAATGATTACAAGATTGAATCCAGGGATAGCACTTACTTTACTACGATGTCCTTCATTAAAATGATGAGCAGTATAATGATACCCAGGTGCTGTAGTAGCTTTATGAAGATCATGGAATGGGACAAATTCTCCTTGATAATCTTTTGCCATATCTTTGCTGTATGCCAGGATCATTTTATTTAAGTCTGTGACTTCCATTGATTCCCCTTCAAGGAATTCAATACCATCACTGTAAGATTTCTTAATAATAATATTATTCTTATAACCCCAAGCTGTAGCTAAAGTCATCATATCTCTTTGTTGTGAAGTGCTACCTTTATAGAATGGTAAATCTTCTACTAGGTCAACCTGAGTAACTTCACGACCAATATCTGCGATATATTTAGCCAAGAGTACATAATTTTTTTCTCTGCTTAGGATAGCTTTAAAGGCTGTACCAGATTCTTCTACTAATTTAATTGCTTGATATAAATGATCTTCAGTAATTTCTACTGCACCATCTATAAATGCATAAGTACCAGCAAGTTTTAATACTTTGTAATACCTATGAGCTGTTTCAGCTTTAAGAATTTCTTCATGTTCTTTTAAATCATTAGCTCGTGATTCACAATCTAATTTATATTCAATTAAAAGAAGACTTACATCTTTAGTCATGGATAGAACAGTATTGAAGTTTACAATATCTGCTAATTTACCTAGTTTGGATGAAAGATCATCTAAACAAACAACAGATGTTTTATCTGTCATCATGTCATAGACTTCTTCAGGAGTAAGTTGTTTTGGTTTCTTTAATGTTTTAGTAAAACCAAATATACATCTACGAGCATATCCAGTTTCTAACATTGCATAAAATTCTTTTTCTACCTTATCATTATCTAATAGTTTACTTGGTGTACCAAATAACAACATATTGGTAGGTGTACGTCCTTCTATTTCTTCACTACGTTTATTCTCAGCAGTATTCTTAACTAGTTTCTGTTTAACCTTACCAACATCAAACAATTCCAGGAATGTATTTAGTACATCTACATTACCCATGAGATTTGAACCAATCTCATCCATTTCAAAGTTTACTGAACCAGCATTAGCCATAAGTAATTTATGTCGCATCTGCTTCACTGCAGCTGTAGTACCACTATCAAATGAGAATGCTAGATTACCTAACATAGCGAATTCAGTATTAATTGCTGATAACTCTTCATCAGCTTGAGTATTATTTTTAAGTCCACGTTTAACAGCTAATTTAGCTAGATGTTTTTCACTGAGAGCAGGGAATGTACTATTCAGAAATCTATCTCTAAATTGATTAATAACTTGTTCTTCAATGATATTAGTGGAATGTCCTTTACCATGTCCTGAACTAGCCAGGTTAAGTGCATACATACTGACAGGGATTCTACCTCTGTCATGAGTTTGAATATCGGTACGCATCATAGATGCTACCTTAGAAAAATAATAAGAAACTAATACTCTAAAAAATAATGGATTAGTATTTTGTGTTTTCTTCATCAACACACTTACTAATCGTTCTGCTGGATCAAAATGACTAATCGTTTTCAGGTCTTTCATCATGTTTCCTTATAGGATGCACGTTACTAGGATATTTAATTTTTTTAACAGGTTTCTTTTTATCACTCTTATTATAAAAGTGATTATAAAGCGAAGTAATAGCTATTGGGGCGTATGCAATTAAAGCTTTTTTAAAAGGACTCATACTACTAATGTACCAGCTTTAATAAAATCTTGAGCTTGGTCACATATATCAATAACATTACAATAGGTACAACGTTTAACTTGTCCAGGGAAAGTTTTAATAACACCTACCAAACCATCAGCTTGATGTCTGATAATAGCATCTGGCATATTATCAAAATTCTTTGTGGATCTATCTGTCTTAGCAGGATTTTTATAATACTTAAATGTATCAGCAGTACGCCATAATTCTTCATCAGTACATAGAGGAAGATCAGATTGAGGTTTAGTTTCTAAATATTCTACTTGTTTAAGAATATTTTCAATGAATATTTGAGTATCTTCTACAGTCATTAAAGGAATAAGTTGTTCTACTAAACGAGACTGAGGGTATTTAGGATCTTGTCGTGCTTTCATCGTGCTCCAATCAGTAAAGATATATTGAATCTTCATCTGATCACTAGTAATTAATGTTGGATTAAGCCATTTATAAATAGATCCTTGCTGGCTATGTTTTTCATTATTGGTTTGAGCAATATAACTATAAGTTCCAGTAGATTTAAAATCTTCCAGGATACCTTCTATAACTATGTCAAATTTACCAGATATTTTGTATTTACCTACTTTCTTAATAGTACGTTTTTCCATGTAAATACAAATAGAGTCTTCTTTAACATCTTCTGGTTTAGGGTTAACTAAAACTTTTTCAATTACATTTTTAGGATAATTTAAACTTTCAAGTAATTCATATAAATTACTACTATCCCAGCTTCTTTCAATGCCACTATGTAATGCTGTACCCATACGTGAGGG